CCATCTGCTTCGTAGTCTTGAGTCAAAGAATAGAAATCGGTCGTAGTTCCAAGGCCAACGAACTTAATCGCATAGGGGTTAGCACGCCCACCACGAGTCCACCAATCGGGAACTTGACGGCAGGCTCTCAACAAAGCGGTGCCTTGGTGGTTGCGTTGCATACCCCATGATGGAGCGCCATGGTCAAAAACCACTTCGGTAGTCATTCAAGACGAGGCGTCCTGTTGGCTCGGGAATGTGTGCCTCCTCGGCCACAGGCGTCTCACCTCGGGCAAGGGCACCAAGACGGAGTGTAGTATTGCTCTTGGGCCTTGGTTTGACCTTCAAGCCTTGAGACCAGCCACACGGCTCCTTGCTGTATTTCTTGCGCCATTTGCGCTCACCAGTCTTGGTTGTAGACCAACCCTCTCGTTCAATCGTTCCGATGCACACGGCACGAGAGAACCCGTAGCCGTTTAGAGAACCCTTTGCCGTGGACAGGTATGAGTTCGTGTAGCGCAGGTTGGCGCCGCAGTTGGGACAGCCACCCATTCAAGCACCCGCCTTGATTCGCTCGGGATGGTCCTTGGGTAGGCTCTTGATTCGCACCATAGCCTTCTCAGTCAGCATTTTGCAGATGTTCTTTGCGGCGGTGTCAAACCGCTTTGTGGAATGGGCGTCATCGCACATTTCATCCCGCAGGTATTGCAGTTCAATTTCACCCAACAGGTGGGAAAGGATTTCGTACTCGGCGTGGCTGATGCTTTTTGCTCTCATGTATCAACCATGAGACACCCACCTATATTAAACTTTTTCTCAATCTTTTTCCTTGGGAGCCGGACCAGCGACATACTCACGACCACCGGCCTTCTCAAGCGCCTTCTCAGCCGCCTTTCTACGCTCAAGGCGATGTCGGCGGCGTTGCTTCTTGCGACCCATCCGTGCGAACTCGGGGTTATTGATTGTAGTAGGCAACAGGTCCTCGCCTTCAAGGCCCTGCTCTATCTTCTCCATGTGTTCTTCATAGTGCTCCTTGCGATGACAATTAGCGCAGATGACATCACACAAAGCAACCTCCTCCATGATTCGGTCCCAACCGTAGCCACCCGAGACGAGGTGAGAGACGGAGGTGGTCTTTTTCTGCCTGTCCTCGTCCCTGTGGTGGAAGTCAAGCGCCCATGGGGACTCTTCCCCACTCAAGCCACACTTCTCGCAGGAGAGCGTCTTTTTGAACTCACGGTATCGTTGCTTGAGAGCACGGCGACGACGCTTGACTTGTTCACGGCGATGGTCGCCGTTCTCGGCATACCAACCTTGCTGATACTTGGCTTGATACGCCTTGCGTCTTGCAGGGTCTTTGTGGGGCATTAGCCTCACGATACCGAGTCGTGTCGTCCTTGGTACTCGCCGCTCTTGCACAGGTCAATGTGAATGTCTCTGCGAGGTCGGCGATGAACTTCAACGGTCATGAGATGATGTTTCATTTCGCCCTCTGTTGGGTCCCGTCCAAGCATGGAGTGGTAGGATGCAACGATGAAATCCTTGAGTTCCAACTGAGACTCGTCGTAGTGTGGTTTGTGCTCTAAACCAACCAACATTTTGGGCTTTGCAGGTGCCTTCTCCTTCTTTGGAGCGGCCTTCTCTACAACAGGTTCTTCGGCTTTCTTGGATGACTTCTTGGTTGCCATGAACCGTTCAAACCCGAAGATGGTTCTTAACCTCATCGGAGCCACAAGGCTCGGTATGCGTCTTTGACCTCGGTTGATTTGAAGCCACGGAGCATCATGCCACCAGCGATGGCCATGCGTGTTCCTGCGGAGCGCTCCATGCGAATGGCGTTGGTCATGTGCACATCGTCCATGATTCCCGATGTGGCCCACTCGTAGAAGCCGTCGGTAGCAGAGAGGACGACTTGCTCAGTCTCCTCACCTGTGAAGTGGTCTCGGTTGATGCCCCACGAGTGGAACTCAACGGGGGCGAATCGGTCAAGGGCTTGAAGGCCAATCCAGCAGTTCAAGTCTACCACCACGGTGGAGCCGTGGGGTACGAGTTTCAAGGTCTCAACAATTTGGGCCGTGTGGTATGCGTGGGTCGCCATGGTTAATCGTAGGCGCCACTCCTATATTAACCCACCGCTCAAAGGGTATGGCGTATTTTCTCGGGAACGAGTGCGATTTCCTCAGCCGTCTTGGGTCGGTATTCACCTTCGGGGTGATGCGGAGGAACACAATAGCCACCGCATCCGTAGCAGGCGTAGTGGCCGATGGTGGTTCGGACTCTGCCCGTCCACTCCATCCTTGGGGGAATCCGAGAAGCGCCGTTGTCCTTGACCTTGTAGGTCCGACCATTGGTCTTGCAGGTGTAGGGAGGGCACCCGACTCGGCACTTCATGCGTTCACCTCTTGAAATGGTCCGTTGGTGTTCACGAGGTAGGCGCAGTAGTGGTTCCACCCCGTTCGGTCAAAGAAGTGGCTCCACCACGAGTAGGCGTCTCGCTTGGTGAATTGGATGAATCCTTTGCCGTTGGCTCGTTCAAGGAACTCGTCGGCGTGGGCTTCAATGGCGGTTTTGAAGTAGTCGGGCAGGGGTATTGCTATCATGTTCTGGCCTACAACGCCCACCTATATTAAAGTGTCGCCTATTCATGCCAGCGAACTTCAAGGCTGAGGTCCATCCGATAACCCATGGTATCACCGCTCACTCGTCCTTCGGGACCACACACCTTGTCCACGCTATTGATGGCTTTAGCCTCGTCGGAACGAGCAAGACGACACCATCGGTAGTCGGTGTTGCCGTTGATTCCGTTCGTGGTTAGGCTACGGTCGTTGAGCACGAGCGTGAGCGCTCGGTATAGCGTCCACACTCCCACCCGAGTGGGGTGAAAGAGGGTGATTTGAAAGAATTGAGAGACGATGCGTGGTATGTCGTCATCCAAGTCTCCACCACCGAGGTTGGCGGTTTGAATCTCCCCGTATTCTTGGACGATGGCGATTTGATAGGACTTCTGTTTCTTGGCTTCCAACCAGCCGTCGTTCACAACGACTGTGTAGGTGCCTATGGCAGGGGTATTGTCTTCAATAAGCCCCTTGATGAGAGTGTGAGGGTCCACCGAAGGAGGTTGTCCTCCCGTCATGGTCAAGCACCACCGTTCCCAAAGACGGCAACGGCTGAAAGGGAGTCTCGCTTGACTCGTTCAAGCATCTCCCGATATTCGGATTCCGTCGTGGCCAAGAGTGGACGCCACATCTCCTTGATGCGCTCCGAGCAGTTCTCGTCGTTGAGAGCGGCGCGAGCGGATTGACGGACCACAAGAAGGATGGTGGCCATCTTGGCTTCAATAGGAGGCGCTGTGCGTCCAGCCGTGTAGGTGATTTTGAGCAGTTGCTTGAGGTTGAGACCGATGGGTCCATGGAAGCGAATGATGCCCGACTCAGTATCATCAAGCCACCAGTCGGAGGTCCCACGAGCACGCCCTTCAACGAGCGCTGTAGTGGTCCCATCGGACTTGGTTTCTTCAACCGATGCGACAGAGATGATGGGGCGTTTCCTCAAGACGAGGTGCTCCATGCGTTCGGTGCCGTCGTGGTATTCAATGTGAGATTCGGTCCCAGCCAATTGTCGGCCTGCGTAGGCATCAACCATGCGTGAAGCATTGGTTATCATCGTAGCGACTTCGGCGTCGGTTGGACCGATACCGTCGCTAAAATTGATGCCTGCGTAGGTCTCAACTTCGGCAAGGGTGCAGTAGTCAATGGCCGTCATTCAGTTCCCTCCCATGGTGCCGCTCGCCCAGCGAGCGTCCGTGAGAGCAAGCAGAGCGAGGTCAGCCTCAGACCGTTGCGATGCCCGTTAGAAGACAGATGGCTTCGGGATAGCGAACAGCGAAGGCGATGTCTTGCTTTGGGATGAGCACGAATCGGTCCTTGGTTGGTTCGTCGTGGAAGCCGATGCTGAATCGGCGGTCTGCAACAGTTGGGTTTCCAATCATTGGGGAACGGATGTGGGTGAGGATGGCCAAGGTCTTGTCGGTGGTTGTGCCGTCAAAGACTCCGGTTGCGTTCAAGTTGCTGGCGATGACACCAGTTCCGAAGACACGGACACCGTAGATGCGACCGATTTCACCGCTGAGGATAGCGGCTTGTGGGCCGTACTTGTCCACAGTTTGGAGTTCAGTCAATCCAAGGAGTTGGACCTCAAGGTTGCGAGGCACGATGAAGGCCAAGTCGTCTCGGTTGTCTGCGTAGACTCCAAGAGAAGCGATGGCGGTTCGCATGTGGCTCAAGGCGAAGGTTCCACCGACTGCGACTGCGGTTGCAGTTGCGGACTTGCGGAGACCATCAAAGAGCAAGAGGTAGTCGTTGGCCGAGGCTGAGACACCAGTTGTGTTGGTGGATGCGTTGTAGGCACCGTTGATGTTGTCAGCGTAGGCCGAAGTGGTGGTGGTGTCGCCGTTGATGAGCAAGGACTGCTCGTTGAAGGCGAGGCGGGAAGCGATGTCATCACGAAGAACAGCCATCAAACCTTCTACTCCGTATGCGACGAGGTAGTTGCCGATTGGGATGTTGGCAATCATGGTCTTGAGTTCAAGGGTGATTTCGTCCGTTGCGTGTCGGGACTCGCTGGCGGCGGTTCCTGCTTCGGACATGGCAAGCGTCTGTTGGTGGAAGTCCACCGAGCCGCTCAACTTGGGCACATTGACCTTGCGACGGTTCATTGGCATGGCTGGGAAGAGACTTCGCATGAAGTTTCTCTCATAGACGATGCCGATGATTTCGTCTGCGGTGTCCGTAGGTAGCATAGTGGCGCCTGTTCCTGCGGCGGCACCAGCGAGGGCGTCTTTCACTCGTTGTGTAAGTTCGGTGAAGTCAATTTCTTGGCTCATGTTTCATCTCTCCTGTGTTCATGGGTATTAACCATTTCTCCTTCAACCGAGCCTCTTGCCTGCAAGGCGGACTTCCAACCAGTCTCCGAGTGAAGCCATTCCTTCGCTCACTTCCGGCACGGGGTCGTGCTTGGTTGGACCCGACTTCACAGTTGTGGTAGTCTTGGTCGTTGGGGAAAGGGACTTGGGCTTAGCGGACATTGACTTGACGGGAAGGCCAATCTCAGCCATCTTCTCGCCGAGTCGGCGGGAAACCTCGGATTCAATCTCGGCTTCGGCCTCTGCGAGAGCCTTTGCTTCGGTGAGTTCAGCGATGGTTGCATCACGCTCAGCGAGTAGGGACTTGAGACTCTCAGTCTCGTCAAGACGAGCCGTGAGTTCTTTCAAACCAGTTTCAACAGCGGTGAGTGATGAAGCGACTTCGGAGAGAACTGCGACTGTGGTGTCTTCCTCAGCCTCTTTGGTCTCAACTTCTTCAACAGCGGACTCTTCTTCCTCTGCTTCTGCGACTTCTTCAACGACTTCCTCGGGGAGTTCCTCTTCGGCGACTTCCTCTTCAAGTAGTTCTTCGGCTTCCTCAGCAACCTCTTCGGCGACTTCTTCAACAGGAGCCTCTTCTTCGGTTTCTTCTTCGGTTTTGGTCTCAACGACAGGTGCGTCGTCGGTTTTGATGGTGAAGGTGTCTTCTTCGGCCGTCAATTCAACGACTTCTTCTTCAACGACTTCGGCGATTTCTTGCTCGGTCATGGCCTGTTGGCTATCATCATGGCCTTTAACGGTATCGCCGTCAATAGCCCCATTCATTCGTTCGGCCAATTCGGACAATTTGGCTTCCAGTCCAGCGATGGTGTCGCTAAGTTCTACGATGAGGTCGGCGTCAAAGCCCAACTCGGTTCCTTCCTGTGGACCTTGCTCGGGCATTGGTTCATCAGCCTTGCCGAACTCAACAACATAAGAATCCTCTCGCTCCTCTACTGCGATGATGTGCTTCTTGCCGCAAGAGCATTCGCCCTCACAACAGTCGTAGGAAATCAGAGATTTGCTCACATTGAATAGAGCGTTAGGTGAGGCAGGGATGTCTACCACGCTTGTTTCAATCCACTCTATGGAGGTGAAGGTGAGGTATGAATCGTCTCCGGTTCCTTGCTTCACGCCAGCCTTGGCGATAAAGCCGATGGAGAACGCTCGGAGCATCCCTTTGTTGATTTTGCGGGTGATGTCCTTCTCACCACTATCAATGCGAGCACGACCGAACACGGCTTGTATTTTGGTTCCGTCTGGCTTTTCGTATTCTCCCATTTCAACCTCTTCCATGAGGCCGATAACACCGTAGTCCTTGCGATGATTGTAGAGAATAACTGGGTTCTTGGCGTAGGATTCCCATGAGTCCATGATGGCTTTTGCATCAACGAGTTCTTTGTGGCGGTCCAGCATTGTCTCGTCGCCAACATATACGGGTCCATAGACGACTACATCATCTTCATCATGGTCGGGCTTGTGTTCCTTGTCCACCTTGAACGGCATAGTGAGACGGTATTCAAATACCGCTTCACGAGCGTCGCCAGCGATGGCGGAGAACACTTGTGAATCAACGACGGTCGCATTGTCAAGACTGTTCATGCCTCTCGGTTCGCCCTATGTGGTTTATGAGCGTTCCCACACAGCAGGACGACCTTCTCCCCTGTGTAGATTGGTCCAACCCTTCATCCGTAGAAGGGCGGCCATCTCGTTAGGTGTGTTGTCCCAATCGCGTGGAGGCCATCGCAGGCTTTGATATTGAGACAGGCGTGCGGTTCTCCACTCGTAGGTGAACTCAATGAAATATACCGTTGGCCACGGGTCCTTTGGAGGGTCTGCTTCCAACGCATCAAGGGCCTCAATGACCCACCGAGGGGCGCGATTGTGTAGCCTCTTGCCCCCGTGTCCCATGGATTAGAGCAGTTGCCCCACCTATAAGACGCCTACCGACTGAGAGCGAAGTAGTTCGGGTTGTTGGACTTGACGACGCCACCGAGCATCATCACATAGATGCTCTCGTAGCGGCAGTTGTCTTGGGTCCAATACACGGAGGTGTGTGGGTCCGTGCTCACTTTTTCAATCAAGCCCGTTTCGGTGTCTGCAAAGACCACGGTGGTGCTACCGTTGGCTTGCCGCTCGCCTCGCTTGAGGACAACGACTCGCCCCGAGCCGTAGGTCTCGCCGACCGTAAAGTTGTCTTCAATCCATGTTCCGTTTTTGTCCGTGAAGTATTGCTTCATGGTTAAGCGTAGGGAGTCCCCCTATATATACTTATTCCTCAAGACTTTTCTTGCGGGCCTCATCAATGACCTGCTTCATGTGGCTGATGCCTCGGGAACCGACGACGAGCCACTTGATTTGAGCGACCACGCCAGCGAGGCGGTAGTCTTTGAAATGGCGGGCGGCCCAAGCCTCACGAAGGCGAACTGCCTTCTCGTCGGTTGGTGTCTTGACACCGCCAGCCTTGACCTTGCGGAGTCTGTTGAACTGTGTGTTGCCGAGAATGTTGCCACCTTTGCGCCATATGTCGGGGTTTTCATCCCTCAATTTCAGCGCATAGGCCAAGGGAAACTGCTGGTATTCGCTATTGGCGAGACTAACCTTGTCATCGCCACCACGCTTGGGGAAGTTCGTCTTGGGTGCCTTCTCGTCGTAGTCAAACGACTTCGTGGACTGCGGGTGTCCTTTGGGTAGCAGGTCGGTGTCATGCTTGCCGCTTCGGAACCTGCCGTTGCGGAGCACATAGAGGAACGAGTTCACCCGAGCATAGGCCCATTGGTCGGCCGATGATACTGACGGACGCACGCTCTGCGGGTTCGTGTTATACGCACCCACACCGCGTCGGAAAACAGCGATGAGTGTACGAGTGCTGGTTCGCTTGCTGGCGGCTTCGTATTTTTCGTTGTGCTTCTTGGCCTTCTCGGCGAGTGCCTTCTTGACTGACGCTGAGATTGGTGCTTTGGTGTGTTCATCTTCCATACGAGGTTCCTCCTCCACCGCCACGCATGCCTCTGCTCGTTATGACCTTGGGTAGTGAAGCCGCTATCGCCTTATCCAATTTGAGTTTTGCATCTCGTTTGAAGTTGCGTGAGGCCCACCTAACAGCGGGGCGAATGTACGGTTTGGGTGGAAATGGAGCGAACTGAATCCGACCGTACTCAACAACGAGGGCGTAGTTGATGCGACCGTTTCCGAATCGGACCTCTATTCCTTTGCGGTCCTGCGACTTGACAACGCGCCCTGTGGACTTGAGGGCGCCTGTGCGAACAGGCACGAGTTCAAGCGCTTTCTTGAGGATTTTTTCACCCATGAGGCGTTGCATGTCCATGGCGCATTGGCGGTCCATGAACACTCCAAGAAATTGAAATGACGCCCCGAGCCGGTTGAATACCCCAGCGTCAATGTCCATTTTCACCTAAAACACCTCCCAAGGCGTCTCTACGGCTCTCTCTTGCTCCTCGGGTGCTTCCGGTGCTTCGGGAGGTTCTTCGTCCTCTGCGGCGTCCCCAGCGGCCTCTGCGGCGGCTTCTGCTCCTTGGTTGATGGACAACTTGGGGCTGATGAAGAATGGGTCGTTGGCTTTTTCGTCCTCAAGGAGTTCGTAGCCGAGAATGGTTCGTGCCTCATTGACCGTGATAACGCCCTCTTGCCTAAGAGCGGCGATAGCCTGTCCTTGAGCACGGACGACCTCAGCCTGCACCTTTTGCTTGGACGGACGAATGCTGTTGAAAGCCCATCGGTAGTCCTTGACGCCGAGGATGGGTAGGATGCGGTTATTTATCATGGAAGCGATGCGATAATGGTACGATTCCACGACATCATACCATGCCTCTAACTGTTGCTCGGGGTTGCTCATCTTGCCCGTCTGCACCCAGCCCAATTTCATGGGTGGGATGCCAAACACAGCGCAGATTTCTTCTCGGTAGTAGTAGAGCAGGTCAAGGTGCTGACCGTCCTTAATGGAGTCAATAAGTCGGTGGGTTTGAAATCCAGTTCCACCGTTCACAGCGACCAAACCAAAAGGAGACTTGCCCGTGCTCAACTGTTGCTCAAGCATGGCCAGCATCGTTTTCATCTCATTGTTGCTGATGTCTCCTACATTGAGGATGGTCTTTGGAAGAGTTCCCGTGAACTGCTCGTTGATATAATTAGAGAGGTTCAATTGGCCAGCGATGGTCTGCATCAACGGAACAATCGGAGAGGTCCCGTAGCCTCGTCCCTGTTTGTATTTAGCGATGTGAAGCACCTTGTTGGCCGCAAAGCGGCGAGTCATTCCGTTCAACTTCTGCACATACGCCATTTCGGGTGGCTCGGGTAGTCGCTCGTTGGGTAGCAGTTCCATGGTGTCGGCTGGGATATTCCACATGGAGACGAGGTTCCCACCAAACACCCAATCCGTGTCTTCGTTCTCACTCGTGTCTCCGCTACCATCCAGTTCAAGGTATGCGTCTCCATAGAGTGTGAGGTCATAGACGAGGGATTCAAGCCACTCGTTCCCCATATCGTCGGGGTTAGGCATGGCAAAGAACATACGCAAACGCTCAAGTTCCTCGGGGTTCCCACGCTCCACGCCTTCGGCGAGGTCAAAGCGATACCCGTTGCCGAGCACATCGTCTACACATCGTCGGATGATAGCGGCGATGACCTCGGACTTGAGGCTGATGTCCCGAATAACCTTGGGGTCTACGAGAGGATGAGCACCGTCGGACTTGCGACCTGTTCGCTTATCGGCTGTGGTAGCGTGTCCAATCCGAGACATGGAGGCGAGAGACTTGTTGAAGTCCACCGTTGGGTCCTCAACCGTTGCACGGCCTCGTCGGAGGAAACCGAATCGTCGCTTGCGCTCCGCCATGTGTAGGGCTTGACGCCCAAGTTCTTAACGGTGTTCACAACCACTCCATTTGACCGAAGCGGTTGCGGGAGCCAGAGTTGCTCCACCCAGCGATTTGTC